AGTTCCTTGGCTACCAGATCTGTCTCGAAGCGATCGACATGTTGTCCAATCCTTTGATCTATCCGAACCCCTCTAGGTTCAAGTGCGGCTACTGTATGTTCAGAACGCCTTGCTTGGCCAACATGGACGGAAGCGGAGATGACTTCGTTCTCAAAGAAATGTACACAACAAGAGACACGTCAACCGGGATCCACTTAACAACAGAGCCACAGGAAGAGCAGAAGATTGCAGCCACGTGATCTAGACCGCTTTATGCGGAAGTTCCGAGAGGAAGACAAGGGCTACCCTACACCTTGCTGGGTTTGGCAAGCCTACTGTGAACGGGATGGGTATGGCAGATTCCCTATTAAGATGCAGCCGTATCCAGCCCACAGAGTTTCATACGAACACTTTGTAGGTCCGATACCCGAAGGACTTGAGATCGACCACATGTGTTGTATTCGTAACTGTGTCAATCCAGATCACTTAAGGGCTATCACACACAAACTAAACTCACCAGGAAACACAAGGAGGGAGCAAGTTGTCATCAGCTGAAATGGACGAAGAGTTAGCTTCGTTAGTTACACCACCAGTGCTGACGCCATCCAATCTAGGGCGGCTGACAGTCGTACCAGCAGCACAGCAACACTTCAGCCTGAACATGTTGATCTACGGACGCAGCGGTGTAGGCAAGACAAGACTGGCGGCAAGCGCGTCGGTCGTACCAGAGATGTCGCCTGTGCTGTTGATCGACGTTGAAGGCGGAACGTTCTCGATCCGCGATGTCTACCCAGACGTCGACGTGCTACGCGTACGTGACTGGAACGAGATGCAGGAAGTCTACAACGAGCTGTACGACGGTCAACATAAGTACAAGACAGTCATTCTCGACTCGCTGACCGAGATGCAGAAGTTCAGCATGTTGAACATCATGGTGGACCTTCTGAAGGACCCGCGCAATGCTGACCGGGATCCAGACATACCTTCGATCCGTGAGTGGGGAAAGAACATTGAGCAGATTCGGAAGATGGTACGTGCGTTCCGTGATCTGCCCATTTCGACAATCTTCACGGCTCTTGTCACCGAGGACAAGAACCAGAAGACAGGAGCGATTGAGAAGAGGCCTAGCCTAAGCGGCAAGCTGTCAGGCGAAGTCGCAGGGTTCCTAGACATTGTGTCGTACTACTACGTTAAGCCGGTGCCCATCAAAGGCACAGTACCCGTGCAGTACGACAATCAACGATTGCTTCTCTCAACTGCAACAGAGGACATCGTCGCCAAGGATCGATCGGATAGACTACCAACGGTGGTGCAGCTTCCGACGATGGCGGTGTTGCTCGACTACATCACCGGCAAGCAACAAATACAACCAACACAATAACGAAAGGACCCAGGACCGTGGGATTCAAAGTTAACTTCAGTGGCGTCGAGGTTCGTGACTTCTCGGAGCCAGTTCCAGTCGGTTGGTACCACATGAAGGTCACCGACGGCGAAGTGCGCGAGAGCGGACCTAACGCTAAGAACCCGGGCGCGGAGTACATCAACTGGGAAATGACGATCCAGGAAGGTGAGTACGAGAACCGTAAGGGTTGGGTGAATGCTTCACTTCTTCCCCACGCACTCTTCACTCTCAAGGGTCTTCTCGGCGCCTGTGGGATCGATGTCTCTGGGGACCTCGATTTCGAGATTCACGACGTCGTCGGCAGAGACCTTCTCGCCAAGGCAACCATCGTACCCAGGCGGACGAAGGAAGGCGCCGTGGTCGATGGCGAGTTTCAGAACGAGTGGAAGTCGTTCAAGGAGTACTCCGGAGATATCCCCTCCTCGCAAGCTGACAGCCTCCTGCCAGGCTAACAGCTGCAACTGATGTGCCGGGGGCCCTTATCTTGTGTTGGCCGTCCGCGATGCCATACAGGATGCCCCCGGCACACTCACATAGCTACGACGTCGACTAAGGAGGGGAATGCTTGTTGACTCCGACGAACTAGTTATCAAGAGGGCGACGTTCTTTAACTATGTCTTTGGTCCAAGCAATGAGGCCTTCGTCTGTCTTTCCAGGAGAGACCCCGAGAAGGGAATCTGGGAAGAAGAGTTCTTCAAGTGGCCATTAGACAAGGAATCGATGTATGGTTGGGTCACACAGAACCTCGTGGGGTATGACCTCTACTACTGCACTCAGCTTCTGAACCGCCCTGATCGTCACAAGGAATGGGTAGGTGCTTGTCCGTGTGCATGGGCAGACCTAGACACATGTCCACCCGAAGCACTACTCGTCGACCCCACGATTGTCATCCAGTCCTCACCCGGCCGCTATCAAGCACTCTGGGTATTTAACGAACCTATCGATCCTGCCCAGGTCGAGGACATCAACCGCCGCCTAGCCTACTACCACCAGGACGACGGGTGCGACATCACTGGTTGGGGTTTGTCTAAGAACCTGCGCATACCGTGGACGACTAACTACAAGTACTCCACGGCTTCATCGATTGAACTACCAGCGGTAGAGATCATCAAGACCGGGGCTGGCAAGATCAACCCGGAAGACTTCGACGTCTACCCGCAAGTCAAAGGGTTCGAGTACGCAGACATACCGTTCCCTGAGCCTGACGCCCTTGTGGACCTTGACGCGGCGAATATCTTGGAGAAGTATCGCAACAGAATCCTGCCCACAGCTTGGCACCTGTTCCAATCGGCTCCCGATAGCGATTGGTCAAAGAGTTTGTGGCAGCTGCAGATGATTCTGTTTGAGGGTGGACTAACTCGTGAAGAAGTCTACACTGTTTGTGAGGGCGCAGCTTGCAATAAGTACAAACGAGATAACAAAGCAACAATCCTCTTGTGGAAAGAAGTGTGCCGTGCATTCTCTACGTACGAAGAACAGCACAACTACGTAGCAACCAAAGCAACAGACACTCCTCTCCTAACAGACGAAGAGCGGAAATGGTGCGAGAGCGACAGAACAATAGTTGAGGAGTACATCGAATGGGCCAGAGACCTTGGCGACGCCGCATGGCAATACCACCAGGCTGGAGCCTTTGTGACACTATCGAGCTTACTTGCAGGCAATGTCAGACTACCTACGTCGTTCGGGGTGGTCGTGCCAAACTTGTGGTTCATGATCTTGGCGGACACCACCTTAACCAGGAAGACAACTGCGATGGATGTCGCTATGGACTTAGTAGCGGATTTAGATTCCGATGCTGTACTGGCGACGGACGGATCGATCGAGGGACTGTTCACATCACTTTCGATGCGCCCTGGCCGCCCGAGCGTATTCCTGAGGGATGAGTTCAGTGGCCTCTTGGAAGCAATCACGAAGAAGGATTACTATGCGGGTATGGCAGAGACGCTCACGAAACTGTACGATGGGAAGTTTCAGAAACGTGTGCTACGAAAGGACATTATCGAGGTTCGCGATCCTGTGCTCATCATGTTCGCAGGCGGAATCCGAGAACGCGTCCTTTCCCTCCTCACGTACGAACACGTTGCATCGGGTTTCCTTCCACGCTTTGTGTTCATCACGGCGGAGAGTGACCTTACACGTATGCGACCACTTGGACCTCCCACAGCTGCCTCAACTGCTGAGCGAGATCGACTCCTAGGTAAGTTCAACCAGCTAGCAAACCACTACAAACAAATGGCGACCATCCACGTGAATGGGAGGACGATTGAAGCGGCGAGATCATACAATGCAGCTCTCACTGACGACGCGTGGCACCGTTATAATCAGCTCGAAGCTGCCTTACTCAACACAGGCTTACGAAGCTTCCATTCCGATGTACTTACTCCTTCGTTTGATCGCTTGGCCAAGTCGGGTCTCAAAGTTGCCACCCTGGTTGCAGCGACACGTCGACTCAGTGACAAAGTCGTGGTTGAAGAAGCTGATATCGTCCGGGCATTTCATTACGTTGAGCAGTGGCAAGGCTACACCCTCGACGTACTCAACAATATCGGACGAACAACGGCTGAACGCCAAGTCGAACTGATTCGTGGTGCCATCCTACGCAACGAAGGCGTTCTACGTTCCGAGCTAATGCAGAAGTATCATTTGTCGGCCCGAGACGCAGAACAGATTCTCCAGACCCTAGATCAACGAGGCCAGATCACCCGACACAAGTCTGGTCGAACCGAACGACTGTTTCCCATACATGCCTAGCCACCCTGTGGATCCTTTAAGGAGGGGACCCCGTGAAGAACGTACAGCTATTCATGAACAAGGTGACGATCGATACTCCGGAGGGTTGTTGGCTTTGGAATGCTTATATTGACCGTGACGGATATGGGCAGTTTCAACACGAGAAGGCACATCGTGTTGCCTATGAGTTCTTCGTTGGTGAAATCCCTCCCGGTCTAGAACTAGACCACTTCTTCTGTAACAATCCGTCTTGTGTCAACCCATGGCATGTACTGCCTGTGGCACATTTGGACAATGTACGTCGTACTATAAACCACAAGGTCAGCTGCAAGCGTGGCCACCTCTTTAACGAAGAGAACACTTACGTTGACAGTAGAGGAGTGCGGCATTGTAGAGCTTGCAATGCGATGCGTGCGGAACTCTACAGAAATGGAGGCAGTGTTAAGTGAAGAACATCTGTATCTGTTCCGGTGGCATGGACTCCGTCACGATGGCTTACCTA